CTGTCCATCTGCCATCTACTAGCATCCACTCTTTTCCTTCCATGATACCTTGCACAAAAGCGCCAGGTGCGGAAGGGTCTGCTACAATATCTGCCGCTGTGGCAAGATAAAAATCGGGTTGAACAACGTTGACTCCGTTGACCATTTTTAAAGAGCCCATACCTCTAGAAGAAACACCTAATTGTGCTCCACCTTCGATAAGACTTCTTGCAATGTTGCCCATTGGGGTATCAAGAACTTTTGCTTTACCAATCCATTGGTTACCGTCTTCACGTAATCCTTTAATAAGGATAGCAACACGGTCCAAATTAATTGATGGTGTATCAGGATGACCTAATTCACCAAAAGCTCGGTTCTTATTGATATAATCTTCCGAATAACGGTGAACTTCTTTTCTTAGAGTGTTGAACTCATAGATACGTCCATTCTTATTCTTCTTCTCTGCGACCAAGAATGGTCCTTCAATGAAAAGAGATTTACTACCGTCCGAATCTTCGGTCAAATAATTGACCGTTTCGTTAATTTCTTTAATAAGTTTCATCTTATGGTCTCATACCGGCTGTGCCGTAGTTAAATGCTGCTGGGTCATTAAATTGACCACGTTGATACATTGCATTATCTTTACGCAATTCAACCACAATTGTATATGCATCATTTGCAGACATACCTGTTGTTGAAATTCCGATATCACCATTACAACCTAAAGTACCTTGCGCATTATTTGGGATTGATAACCAGTTACCATATCCATCATAATCGGTAGTACCTGCAACGTACATGATTGTTTTCTTTGTTCCTGCATTCCAGAACAATTCTGCTGATCCGTTAATGGAAGAATTGATACCCCATACACGGAATACTGATAACCCATAATAAGGTAACGGTCCTGTATTTGCAGTAGAAACTAACAAATTACCTTTAGAACTATCTAATGCACCATATAGTGTGTTAGCTTGAATTCTTACGTTGTTAGCTTCTTGACCGCCTGTTCCATCGAACAGACCTGTTAATTTAATAACTGCATGTTCAGTAGAGTCTTTTAATACTTGATATGAAAATACGTTTCCTGCCATTTTTATTCCTTAGAAAACTTAGCAATAGTCTGAAAATGTTTAGCAGAGGCTTCGAGCATTTCTAACATCTTAGCCTTATTAGCTTCGTTAATTTTTTTATATAAATCGATCATTCGTCTAGCCATAGCTGGTGTAACTTCTGAACTTGTTCCATCATAATGTTCCACCATAATATTAATTTTAGTATCAGCAGCCTTTTTCATTTGATCGATTACGTTTTCCGAAAAAACTGGAATCACAGCATCATATGGAACGGTAACATATTTATCAATCTTATCCACATAGTAGATTCCTACTCTTTGTCCTTCAGCTAATTGGCGTATTGCTTTTCTATGCATTACGAGAACTGTTGGTGGATCAATATCATCATGTGCATATCCAGTCATACCCTCTGTTAGTGGTTTGGCTGTTGCCATTAAGGCAAGTTCTTCTGGCGTAGGTACAATTGTGTCTTCTTGACACTGTGCTTTTTCCGTCAGAAAATCTTTTAGGCTTTTCATTATGCGTTGGCTACTTCAGCATTATCTGCTGCTTGTTGGTGATGGGCATTGACCATGTTGGCAGCTACTGCAATCTTGCGTTGTTCAATAGCTGCAAAAATCTTATCATTGATCGCGTCATAGAATGCATCGCGCATACCTGCGGGATTATCTTCTAATGCGTTATCTACAATTGCGTTAATATCTTCTTTAGACATATTTTTCTCCAAATAACATAAAATATTTATAACACTCTACTAATCATTTTTAGACTAGGAGAGTAATCATCTTGCACACCTTCATTGGTCTTTGGTTTAGGAGGTGGTGTTGGAGCACCTCCAGTACCACCATCACCGCCTGTTGCCATATCAGTTTGCGCTTGTTGTGCAATCTGCATTGGGTCAAGGATGAGACCATCTTTCTTCTCTTTATCAATCTGCTTTTGCATCGCTTTGATTTCGTCGTCAGTCAGACGCAATACATTTTGTTGGATCCACTGCATAGAGTAGTAACGACCAACATAAGGATCAACTGATGCCAATACCGATAATCTTTCACGGATTAATTCTGCTTCTTTGAGTTCCGCAAAGTTATTATCTTTTAAGAAATCATAATAGATAGCTTCTCTGAAAATATCAAATTCGTCTGCCGTGCAAATACCTTTGAATACACATTGCACACGAAGTGCTTGGTCAAATAGTTCAGAGAATTTCTGGCGTTGGCGATCAACGAATTTTCCGAACTTAACTTCATCGCGTGAAATTTCTCCGACACGACCCATAGAGAAACCTGAGCTTTCAGGGTTCAAACGTGAAGCAGGCACATTCAATGATTTGTACAACTTCTTTTCGAAGTATTTAACATCTTCCAATTCACCAAGGTTTTGTCCACCTGGCAATGTTGTAATTTCTGTACCTTTTCCGCCTTCTCTACGTGGTAACCAAAAGTCTTCCATCATAGACAAGAACTTGCGGTCATCACGGACTTCACCTGTAGCAGCATCGTATACAAGTTTGTTCTTGTACTTAACCATGATATCACGTAGATATTGTTCTGCTTTTAGTTTAGGTAAATTGCCAACGTCGATGTAGAAAATTCTACGTTCTGGTGCTCGTGAGATGCGATAGATAACGGTCGCATCTTCAATCATTCGTAACTGATTTAAAGGCTTAATGGCTTTATGTAAGTACGATAATACAGCAGCACGGCGAGAGTCCATTAGTCCGGAGTTGATGTTGATGATTGCGTCTTTAGCGATGCGTGTACCAACTGGACCATAATTTGATGAAGTGCCTGATACTACTTTATCATTATAGATGTAGTATTCATTTACTGTTGTGACGATATCGGTATTTGTTGTACCGTCTTTATCTTTTTTGACTTCACGGATCTTACGGATCTTACGTGGGTCAATATATCTCAATGCTTGAATACCCGCATTAGGGTTCTTCTCATCGATAATAATATGATAGAATAGTCTACCATCAATATAGAAACGGCGGAATGTATCCGTGCCCATTTTTCCATAGTTAAGTAATCGTAAGACGTTTGCGAATTCTTCTTCGATTGCTTTTTTAATCTTTTCTGGCTGCTTCAGTTCATCCATAATGATGCGAACTGATTTGCCATCATCATTCTGTACAATTGCTTCGTTGACAATGTCATCGATTGCCGATTCAATTTCGGGTTGCATAGCCATCTCACGATAACGTGAAATTAACTCAACTTCATTTTTAGCTGTTCCGTCTAAGTCAACATAAGTTCCGTAGTATGCCGCCGAGGAAATGGTTAGCGCACCGTCCTCATTAGAGGGTGGTGTAAATGTTTTCTCGTTCTGTTGCTGTGCATCAGTTTTACCACGAGAAATTTGAAAGCCGAAAAGCGATAAAGCCATTGATTGTTCCTATTTTCAAAAAAAGCATAATGAGGGACCGAAGTCCCTCTATATTTAGGTAGTCGAATCCGATTCCCACCATTGGTAAGCCAAGGTGACACCAAACTCTTCAATCGAGTCGTTAGAACTCCAGTCTAGATCGATTGGGTTCAAATCAACTGGGAATGCGCCAATAAATTTATATGATTTAATGACATTACCCGCTTTATCAAATTGCTCAACTTTAGCATCAACTGAATATGATGTTGGAGTTGTAGCTGCACCGTTTCTCAAGTTTGTGGCATGAGAGTTAATGCTATTCATCCAAGACTCGAAAGCTCTACGAACTTTAAAGTTTTCATCGTTGATGATGGTAATTGACCAATCTGCAAAGCTTCTGTTTCCGACAAATTTCATTTCGCGACCGAAGTAATAAACAGGCACAGTGCCCAAGGTCGAACCTGGTAACTGTGCTGTTTTAGCCAAGAAGGTAAGTGCTTGACCAGCACTTACACCGTCTTGAGTATAGGTCGGGAAAGTCATTGTGACTTGAAACAGGTTAGGACGAGCACCATCTCCTACGAGATTTGCTCGGAACTCTGTTACATTGAAAGCCATTGTTTTCTCCTATTTCTATTATTTATTAGACCGCGCCAACGATTTCGTTGAAGCTGACACCACTTCTAACAGCAACGAAGTTCAACTGGATATAGTTGATCGAACGAGCTGGCTTGATGTAGATATCACCAACGAATTGGTTAGAGTCAATAACTTGTGATGTATTGTTTGTATTATCACATACAACACGGTAGTCATATACACCACGACGGCCTTTAACATCACGCAGGAATGGTTCTACAAGAGCAATGAATTGAGCACGTGTGAATTCGTCATTCAGTTCGAACAATGAATACTTAGATGCGGTAGCAATTGCTTTCTCTAGGACAATAAACAGGCGACGAACGTTGATACGGTCGAAAGCCGATGGCTGTGAAAGCATTGTCTTATCACCGTACAAAATTGTACCTTGACCTGGGAAGCTAACGATTGGGTTAACGCCAACTGAATAGATCACATCTCGTTGTGCTTGGTTTGGATTCCATGCCAACTTAACAACGTTCTTGATTGCACCGCGAGTGTAACCTGCTGGTGAGAACCATGGGTCACGTGTTGCATCTGTACGTACACAAAGACCTGCTATATCGCCGTTCAATGGTACCCAACGGTACAAGTTGTTATATTTGTCGAATTGGTATTTCCAACCAGAATCTGCAACAGCATATGAAGTGGCGCGATCAATTGTTGTTGATGCCCATGTTTCTACTGCTGTAGCTGGG